AAGGTGCTAAAAAGTGAGTCTCGAGTCTTGACACGCACAGAATACCATAAGTGTAATTTGTGCCTTTTTGTCCGTTATGACGGATAACTACCGCTTTGTCAGAATTCGGGTTTGGGCTAGGGCATCAATCAGATTGGTAGCGACCAACATCGCGAATGGATTCTCGCTTTCCCAAAAACGGGCAACTCTGAAGTGGAAATCATTTCCATCCATTTTTGTCCAAACAAAGAATGCTTGCGTGTCGTTCGGCAAGATAACTTGAATTCCCGAATATCCCGGGGGAGTTGTTACCTTCTGAGCATTGAGATTCATCGACTCAAGAATTTGAATCGTGTCATCGATAATTGAAGTCATCGACGTGGAGGGCGAAGAATATCCATCATGTCCATGGCTTCCATGTCATCATCGTCATCTTCAAATTCGCCTTCAGAATCATCTTTACGGCGACGGTGACTTCCATGCAAACCTTCAGTGTCTAGGTATTCACCATCGGACTCATCAGACCAAGACCCATGTGACCGTTGGTCATGATTGCCATGCTTAGTAACTAATTTTTTTTTTAGTGTTGAGGCTTTGTGACCAACTTGAGTGTCTGTGGGTTCCCCATCACGATATAACTGAATCAAAACCGCAGGGTCATCTTTTTCACCCTTGATTTTGAAATCAGTGTTAGGGACATCAAGTGTTCCATAATCCATAACATGAATCACTTTGCCTCTAGCAGTACCACCTGAAGAATTCCATGAAACCATGTCGCCTTCGCGAACCTTTTTAGCCTTGTACATTTCGTCCTTCATTTCATACACGGCTTTATTGATAATGGATTTAGCGTAACCAGTGAGACCCTTGAATCCTTTTTTATCGACCTCATCCTCAATCATTTTGTATTCTTCATCGCCAAGCATGGCTAGATAACCTTTGCGTAGTCTTGCGAGAATCTCTTTATCGCGGTTCATAACTATCCTTTTTTGGCTTCTTCTTGGACGGTTTCATAATTGTATCAATGTGTACATCGGAGACTGTTGGGTCTCCTTTTTCAACTTCTTCTTCCATGTCGACATAAAGACGCTCGGCTTTACCACCGATTGAATAACCAAGAATCTTTCCAGCCTTGACCAACTCCCATGCCCACGGTTCCCATATAACACCGAGAAATACTGTGTTGGGTGGATATGTGTGGTCTGTAACTGCACCGCTAGGTGTTTGAATTGGGACTGTTAGTGAATAAGGGAAAGCCATAACTTCAACCCATTCACCTGCTACGACGTCGCGATTATGTTGTAGGCGAATGCGACGGTCATCTGAACGAACATAATCCCAAACTGCTCGTTGCAACTCATCGGCATCTGTCCATTCACCATGAGCATCTAGTTTGTCAGGGATATACATAGCACCCAGTGTGTAACGCTTTTCGCCTTCGGCTTTTGAAACTTCGTATTTACCGATTCGCTTTGAGACATTTCGTGCATCAACTCGCTCAAAGGCGGCAATAATGTCGTCGTACTCATCGCCAACCCATTCATTGATAGGAGACATCATCGCACCTTCAGGCGCAGACTTTATCTCTTCAATCATTTTGTTGTAATCATCTTTATTTTCCGCAGGTAGTCCTGAATCTTCAAAAGACTTACCGCTTGCGGCGAGCATAAAGATTTTGTTTGCTAAATCAGCATTCATTATTTGTTCCCCTTCGCTAAGAATGCGTTCCACAAATCGCCGTTTTCGACAGTGAACTCATTACCTTTTCCTTGACCAATCAAACGAGGAGTGCGCTCTGTGTTATCCCATAAAGATACGCTCTCGAATAATCCACCTTCGATTGCTTGACGTAAAGTATTTGATACATCGCGGTGTGTCTCACGAACTACAGATTCAGGGACATAACGCTTCGTAGAACCAAGCGCTCTTTTCACGCTTCTATCCCATGCAACGTCGGTAGGAATAGTTACATAAACTCCATTGACTTTATATCCTTGAGTGCGAGCGCTTTCAACTTTACTCACGAGTTTATTGATTGCAGAATCGCCTGTACCATCTAAAACGATATTTTGTGAGTTACTAATTGCTTTCTGTTGAATACGCTTTGCCAAGATTGAAGATTCCTCATGAGCAAACTTCGCGGCATTGAAGAAATCTGCATCATTTCCCTCGCGCATACGAGGATTTTCGGGCAACATCTCTTTCACATCATCGGCATTGATATGAACTGCTTTTGCTTTGTCAGGGACATCTGTAACGCCTGATTTTAGGAATGTTGTTTTTCCTGATGCTGGACCGCCACCCAACATATAGAAAGTTGGGTCTGTTGATTCAGGAATATCGGCTGTTGCTTTAGTAATGATTTGTGAATGTAAATAAGCACGTTCCTGTGATGGTTCAAATCCGCCTTGACCGTCGGGAACCATGTGATGCCATAAAGAATGCTCAGGAGTCAAAGTGGTTCCTGCGAACGAAATACTCTCGGGGATTCCAGCCTTATATCCACCTGTTGCGTCAGGATTGACAACACGACCCGAACTGTCTCGGTTCATATCAGGAATGCGACCACTAGCAATCATTTCACCGCGACCATCAGCCCAGTTACCGTGGCTTGCTTGGTCATGACCTTCGCCACCTTCGTGCTTTGTGAACTGACGTGGCTCAAATAATGATTTCTTAGCATCGATTGATTGACCTTCAATGCCCTTAGATTCTGTCCATGCCAAAGATTCATCTAGTGCATCTTTGCCGTTGATATCTAAACGATATACAGGCAACTTCGCACTTGGATTATCGAATGCGAATGCAACTGAAGCCGCCCATGTGTGATGACCGTCGATTACATATCCGTCTTTTGAAATAAGGATTCTCTGTTGATTAGGAATCCCACCCTCTTCGCGATATTTGTTGTAAATCGCTCCTGAGCGAGAACCTGAAATCTCTTTTTGAATCGGCTTCAAACCTTTAGGGTCAATATCCTCTTCTGTGGTTTTGATTCCCTTTGCGGCTAAATCAGATAGGAACTCAGGACGTAGGCTTGCATCAATCTGTGGCATGTCTTTACGAGCGATACCCATACCTTCATCGCCGAATAGCAAAGTGCCTTGAACGCTAATTTCAGTAACATCAGGATGGTCTTGACGTGAAGCCATTTTCATGAACAACGCAGATACATTTTCAGGTTCTACTGTTGGATGTTTGCCATCGAAAATCTCTTGAACAATTTGGTCTGACCAAGCACCATGTGTTTTTTGGTCATGCTTACCTTGATTATGTTTTTCAACTTCTTTGTCAGCCTCAGATACCATCGCTTCAGCCCATGCGTATCCAGCATCGCCACCCCATGCGTCCCATGCAACTCGACCTCCGCTTGGATATCCCTTTTCTCCACGAGAGAAACCAATCGCTTTTTTATCTACTTCATGGCGAGCAAAGAATGAGCGCATACGCTGTAAAGTCTCAAGTGAGACTGATTGACCTTGCGCTAACTGACTTGCTCTACGACGACCAACATCAGTAAATCCATCCCCTGCCTTACCTTCACGAATCCATTCGAGAGCGCGTGATGCCGCGTCTTGAACTGCTTTTGGTGGCGTGTAGGAGGCTTTAGAAAATCTTTCAATCTGTGTTAGGCGCTCTTCGGCTTCAGACTTTGTATCGTAAGTGCCAAACTTGCGTGTACCCGCTTCGTTATAGACGACGTATTTACCCTTTTCGCGACGGATAGTTTTGGCAAGAATCTCCTTCTCAATCCGCATTTCGTAGCCATTGACCGTGAGAACTGTTTGAACATTGGCTCGAGTGGAACCAGTTTTACGAATTACATCTCGAACGACTTCAGAAGGCAGACTCTTGGCGAACTGCAAGATATCGACATCATCAATCGAATCTACAAGGATTTCAAAACTGTCCCATTCATCCTTTGGTCTTTCCAATCCACGACGACCCATCTCATTCAGGATTGTGTGGTGAACTTCGATTGTGGCGGGTGTGGCTACAGACTTGTGAACACGCTCATGAAGCGCGAGTAACTTCTCAGCGCTTAGGTGTAATAGTTTCGATGCAATATCAGCCATAGATTCCAAGGATACGCTATTGATTTACAACTGCACGTTAGTTTTTTTGAATGATGTTGAAAAGTTTGTCATAAATCTTTTCTTCATCTTCAGGCGTTGCCTTATCCAGTTGAACAAACGTCGCTAGTTTTTCCCATTCAGCATAAGCCTCTTGGATAGCCTTTAGTTTTTCTTCTCTGTTCATATCACCTCATATCCTACCATAGTTAGTTATTCTTAGGTGCAGGACGCTCTCGACCAGTGCCGTCATAAATCAATCCATCGCCATCACGGTCAATCGGTCCACTTAGTAGATTCCTGCCCTCGGCTGTCAGAGGCTTGACGTAATCTATGACCATATTCGACATGAGGCGCCTTCCAGCCCAATCCCATTCACCATCATCATCTTTGACTCGGTTTTCCCATCCGAGGTTTGCGAATTCGGCTGGCATCGGGAAATCAGGGTTACGCATATCGCGAACTCTTTTGCCAGCCTCAGCCGTGGAATCGTACATTCTTTCAAATAGAGCATCGAACGCTGGCTTTTCCTCGTCTGTCAATGAGTAATTGCGAGCCGTCTTTAGTTTGTCTGCACTGCTACGGACTGAATCGGGGTCCCAATCAAAACCTGCTCTAGCCCAGTGACGAGCGCCATCGCTTAGACCAGCCATAATTTTGATATAGCCAAAACCTTTAGCGGTGTAGTAATCCTCAGACTGTTGAAGAAACTCTTTGCCGAATCCCTTACCTTGATATTCATCATCTATCTCGAACCATTTATGTTCAACATTCCAAGTATCGTCCTCTTTGAAGAAAACTCGCTCAAATTTACCAACCGCATAGCCTTCGGCATAGATTTCACCCTCAACGTAAATACCTTCATCTTCGACCAAACTAACATCGGTGACTTGAGAAACCATTTCATATTCGTTGCCATCTTCTTCGACAACATTTACGCTTGAGAAGAAAACATCATTGAAAGGCGCTTTTAGGTCAGATGCGTTTTGAATTAGACCCATCTGCTCATTACGGATATTACGAATATCATCACCATATTCCAAGATATAGTTTTTGACTGCGTACTCTGATTCTTGCTCATAGATATTGGCTTTTTCTTGCTCTGTAAGAGGTCGACCTAATCGTGCTTCAGCCAATTCTGTTGCTTCACGAACTCTTTCATCTAAGCCTTGGCTGGATGACATTTCGTCATACTGGTCGCCGTCATTGAGAACGAATTCGCGTAAATCATCAAACGAGGTTGGAGCAATTCCTGATATTGCTTCATCAAGCATTCCAACGCTTGGACCGAGATTCTCATAACGAGTAATTCCCTCGGCTTGGGATTCAGTATATCCCTGACCTGTTGCCCAGTTGCCATGACTCTTTTGGTCATGCTCGGGACCACCCTCATGTTTGAATACGGGCTTTAGCCCATACTCAAATCGGATTACTTGGGTTTTGCCATCTTCTCCCAAAGAACTTTTGCGTACTCCCGTAATTCTTCGTCCGTCATATCCGAGATATTCGGATTCAACTCCGCCACCTTGATATCTTTGTTTTCCGACACTGCCTGTTCCTCCCGTATCTATTTCAGCGAAGTTAGCAACATCCCAAATTGAAATTTGGTCACGTTCCCGACCTGCGCTGGTTGCCCTCTCTCTATCTTGGATATTTTCCGAGACATCTAAATAAACTTGGTTATCTGCCGTATTATGCCATAAACCGAGGTAGTTTTTCCCCGTTGCAAGGTCAGACTTGTTGGCTTTCATGTACTGATACAGAATCTCAGGACCACGCTCAGAGTCGTAGAAATCTTCAGCCTTGACGATTCGCCCATATTGCTTGCCCTTGGCGACCATGAATCCAGTCGTAGGCTCAGAGCCGTCCACCATGTTGACCGAGAGACCACCATTGACTCGAACTCTATCTAAGATACTCGAGGCAACGGCAGGGTCAAGACTGATTCCCATAGCCCATGAACCGTGGGTCTTTTGGTCATGAGAGCCATGTTTGACTAAAGGCTTCAATCCGTAATCAAATCTAATGTTACTCATTCGTAGTAATCCTCATAGGTCATCTCTGAATAAATATCGGCGTACTTCTCAGGTGGGATAAGTTTGATTGTACAACGGCAATTAGGGTGCGCTATAGGCTTTTCCAGCCCGTTTGAGAAGGTATCTAGCCATCCCACGGTCTCTCCATCCAACTCAGCGCAGATAGGGCATGTACGCTCATCCTCAGCCGTTACCCATATCTTCATGGAATCAGGGTCTACGAATCCCTCTTTAGCGGCTTGCTTCCAACTCTCAAGGCGTCCCTCATTCTGTGCTATCTGAATCTCTGTACGGGCTATCATCGTGGCTCTAGCGCTCTTGAGACGCTCTGAATACTGGGTAGCCATAGTTGATGCCCTGTTGCGAGCCACGGTCTCTTTGAAGCCCTCTGAGACCAATCGGTTGAACTGACGATTCTCATACTTGACTACGGCTTGCGCCCATTTCGGATGTAGACCGACAGAATTCTTGATTCGTTTTGCGGTGGTCTTGTAATCCACTTTGTCATTGAAAGAATCAATGATGATTTGACGAACTCCCTGACGGGTCATGTCATCAATGGCTGTAATCAATTCAGCGGCGCGTTTCTGTGCAAAGAAAAGTGAATTCGGATTGGTCTTATCAAAAGAGATATTGACGTCCATCTTTGGTCGAGTGCTAGATGCCCATGCAGGAATCTTTGTGAACTCTAATCCTCGTAAAGAATTCTTGTTATCAATCTTTACCTTAGATGGCTTGAAATTAGGGAAAGCCAATCTTGTTGACAATCTTTGAATCTCAGCGATACCAGCATTACCGCCAATATCAATCGAATTGAGCAAAGTCTCTTCAATACGTTTTCTATCGCCAGCGATAGTGATAGCACCTAATAAGCGATTGAGTTTGTCAGGGTCAAGACGTTCGATAATACGAGCCAACTCTTCAACCTTGATTTTGCTATTGGCACGACGAATCGCATCATAAAGATTACGAGCGAGAACTGCCTCTTCAGGTGTTAGTGGGTCTCTGCGTTCGGCTTTAGAGAACTTGAATGGCATGGATTACTCCAAGTCGCCATCAAGTGGTTCCGTTCCTTCTGCAATCTCCAACTCTTGCGGATTCTCTCCGGGTTCAAGGTCAGTCGTAGGCATTGGAGGCATTCCGAAATTTTGTCCATCGTGTTCAGCAGGTGGAAGTCCAGCGAGGTCGCGTAGATAATCTTCCAACTTAGGGTCAGGCATAAGTACGCCAGCCTGTGCTAACTTCGTAACGAAATCAGAAATCTCTGTTAGGTCAACATGGCTTACTTCACCATAAGTCAAATACGGTGGACGTGAAATATCCATTCCGTTTAGTTTCATCAATCGTGGAATCGCATATTGATTGATAACCTCAGCGATATTCTTTGCGATTGAATCAACTGCCATTGACCACAAATCCATCTTCGACGAACCAAGTGCGTATGAACCAACGCGGTCATGTCCGAGAAGAATGAAGTCAGAAAGAATAGACATCGCCATTCTTTGGTCATAGCGTTGAATAATCTTGTCTGTATCAAACTGACGTGAGCCACCTGATGAAAGCAACTGTAGGTCAAACATCTTGTGACCCTGCTCGTCATACATGGTTGGGAAAATAATTCCCTCTTGCTCATTACGCTTTACGTTTTGAACAATAGTCGTAATAGCCGCTAGAACTGCCTGTTGGTCTCCTGAAGCACCGCTTGATAGATACTCAGGCGGAACGAATGCAACTGGCAAACCTGCTAGGTCGCGCTCGATACCAATGGCTTCAATCTCTTCAATACGGCGCTTGAAAAACCAAGGGCGATAAGCATTACGAAGAATTGAACGACCTTCAGGGTTATTCTTTTGAGTTGTTGTACGGAACAACAAAGCCTTCTCGATTGGAATTGTATGAATTCCACCTTGTGATGGGTCAACTTGAATCATGGCTTGAATACCGCCATCTTCATCAATTTCCCAACGGAACAAAGTTTCTTGTGCGCGAATTGGGAACTTGCGCCAACCTATCTTTCCATCATCAAATTTAGATTTACGCTTTGGGTCTTTGCTATCTCCACCGCGAATCTTGTAGACAATTTCGTGATAAGAAAAACCGAATACCAACATTGAAAGCATTTGTGAAAGTGTTTGGTCCCATGAATCGCTCATGTCATGAATACATGATTCAATGAATGCCGCGGCTTCTTTATCTTGCTCAGAAATATCTCCGTCAGCAGAATTATCTGAATATGGGTCTACACGCCATTCAAGACGAGTGATAACTTTCTCAATAGCGAATAACATCGAGCCAATAGTTGGGTCGTTATCTGCCATCTCGCGATAAACACGAGCGCCACGAATACCGCGAAGCGACGTAAGAAATTCTTCATAGACAGTGCCACCCGAGCGACGTAAGCCCGTACTACCTAATTCATTCAAATCGGGTTTTGCCATTACATCTCGTCCTAATCTTTCGTGGCTAATCCAACAACAATCTTCAGCGCTTGGTCCTCATTGAATCCTGCGTTGGTCAACTCGTAAAATAACTCATGAGTCTGTACCGCAAAAGCCTTGAGGTACGACATGACATCTTTACCATCTAAGGCAAAGTCATCACTCATGCCGAAGATTATACTTTATGAGAAATTTGTCTCTTTATTCTCCGTCAAGTATAAATTCGCGTGAATTGAGTCGTAGATTCGCTGTCTCTAGCGCAATCGTTACGGCTAAATCTTTAGTACCCGCTTGACCATACTCGCGCTCTTCAATGATGCTACCTAGTGCATCAAAAGAACGAAATAGGATTTGAAACGGTAAATCAGTTTCACTTGTGGTCAAGTGAACTTCTACATAACTCTGCGGTTCAACTCGCATTGATACATAGGGGCGACCATTCGGTGATACAACTGTTTTCGCGTTAGGCAACTTGCCCACGAAAAAATCTGTCCACGCCATAGTGTCTCCTTTCGAGAGTTTTTCAACCCCTATGATACAACACCCGTTTAGAATGGGAAAGATTCAGGAGCCTGTGGCGTTTTGGATGCGTCCCATGCCGATTGGCTCCAAGGGTCCACTTGAACATCTCCATCGCCGTTACGAGATAGATTTACCACGTTGACGATATGGCGCTTGAGGTCAACTCCCACTGAGTAAGCGGTAATCTCCATGCGACCGCGCTTCTCACCCGAATTCTTATCTTCCCATGAAGCCCACGTTGCGGTCCCTTGTACGACCACGCCCATGCCCTTAGAAAGAGATTCAGCGACGTTTTCGGCTAGACGATTCCAGCACTTGACTGTCCACGGAGTAACGTCGGTCGATTCCCATGTCCCGTCAGGTTTCTTTGTGGACTTTGATGAAATGACCGTGAATGATGCAACTGCTTTACCTTGAGGGGTAAATTTCAATTCAGGGTCGGCGGCAAGATTGCCAGTTATGCAAATTGTAGTCATGAGACATACCTTTCATTAGTTATAGGTTTAGCGATGATATTGAGTTTTTTTCTTAGTTTGTCTCGGTCTTTGGTATTGGTTCCTGCCCATATACCAGTGACTTTGTAATGTAGCGCATAGGTCAGACATTCTTGTGTCCAGCGACATGAACTACAAATCCGTTTTGCTAATCGGTTTTCTTCTGTTGTCCCATTCTTTTCAGGAAAGAAAAACTCTGTTTCAATCCCCCAACAATTCGCTCCCTCGAAATTCCACGGCATCATCACTTTGGCTTGTCCCAACTTCAACATCTGTATCTCCTAGTAATAGACGATTCGGGGAAGATTCGTCCAGCCTAACTAAAATCTTTCCGTTTTTCCATACCCTGCCCCCGACAACTCCGTCATAAAAATTCTTTTTTGGCTCGACCAACTCATCGCATTCTTTCCAAAATGGACAGTAGCGGCAATAATCAAGGGCGGGTAAAGCAAGGTCGATACTGTTTTGGTCAAAGAGCCACGGGTCAGCCTCAGCGCATGGCGCGATTGCTACGAAATCAGGCTTCATGGCGGAAAATGCTACTCGGGTTGAGTCTCATTTTCTTGGATTTGAAATCTCTCGCGTGTCGCATCTTTGAATCGCTCATTCAGTAATTGCTTGAGCAACTCATCCCTATCACTTTTGGTTATCGTCTCTTGTTTTGACTTCATCGTCCCCCCATGTCTCTAAAGCGTGATGCAAAAGTCCTCTTTGTCTCCAATCAGGATTTTCGTCGTCACCTAGAACTATCGTCCAATAATCTTTATTACCGCCAAACCATTCCGCAACTAATACCCATCCAGTACAAATCGCAGGGTCCTCGAAGGCGATGCGCCCGATTTCCGCGAGCGCATCGTCGATTATCGAAGGTTTGGTTTCGTCATCCACTCCCTCAGCCTAGTACCAAAAATTGCGGGTCCAAAAGAGCCACGCAGAGCAAGGGCTGGAATAGCGAGACTGGATATAAATAAGTCCACGTTCAATCTGATTCTCAACACTAATATCGGGGTCGAGACCGAGAATTTGTGGGATTCCACCAGCATTTAGTTTTTCGCCGTTTTGATATACGGGCTGTTTGTTATAGGCGTCGGGTCTCCAATTTGACTCCTTGGTCCATAAAGACTCAAGGCATGTCCATTGGGTTTTATTATCCCAACCATAGAGATGAAGAACTTTGCGAGCATATTCTTTCGCTGATTTAGGGTTGCGCTCTACTGGCGCAGGTTTCATCTCAACCACTATCTCTTCCGCATTCGCGGGAATATCAGGTGGTATGTGTAGTGGATTGAAAAGAACTATTCCGAGAAAGAGAACTGCGAGTGGAATAGGTTTATAGAGTTTTTCATAGAATCGCATATTCCTCCATTGTTCGGAGCGAACACTTGATGCAACTGGATGTTGCAGTTTCATGTTGTCGGTATCGGACCGACCTCGCTTTTGAGGTGTAGGTGTTTTGCGAACCTTGGTAATACGGTAGCAGATAAATTTAGTGATTCGGTGGAGGCGCTCAAGATACGCTGAAAGAGGACGGGACGCGTACCGAGCAATCGACTCCACCGAATCTAGCGCTCGCGAAAGGGGTGCAAGCGCTATCAGCGCATTACCGAGAAGGGACGTTGACGGTAATGCGATTCAGTCCCAATGTTTTTACACACTGGGACTGAATTTTATCTTACTAGGTTTTAGTCTAGTCTGCCCGAGCCGTAGGCATTGATTCCGTAGGCTTGGCACACTTGAGCGAAGGCGTGAGCATAAGCAATCTTCTGTTCATAAGACTGCCCGAATCCTCTCACCCACACTTCGTAACCGCCGTAATATCCCTTGTGTCCAGCATTGATGGACTTCAAGTAATTCACGAACGCTCCACGAGCAGGAGAAATGTTTATCCACGCAAACCCACAGACTCCACTAGGAACCACATAGGTTTTCTTTGTGAAATCGATATCGTTGCCAAGTGGCGTGGTCGGTGTCCCGACTACCATCGGCGTTGGTTTGCATGCTTCACCAGCGGCAAGACCCGCTTGATGAGCCTCTTTGTAAATGCGCTTTGCAAGCGCTTTGCCAATCTTGATGACTGGCTTCTCAACTGTCTGAGTCATCTGTCCCCCTTTCGGACACTTCCAGTATATCAAACTCCCCTTGGTTATTCAAGTTGAATCTACGACGGATGCGTCGTAATTCGCTTTCAGAGATATACCCTAAAACGCCTTCAGAGCGCCCTAGGAGCCTTTTTCGGAGTCTCTTGAACAGATTACCCACGGCTATCGCCCACTAGCCTCTATTGACCCTACAAGCACAAAGACGAGCAATATAAGGAGCGCCATCCCTATGCCTTGGATATTGTCGATGAGATTCTGTCCTTTACGGGTCAGCCTCAGATTGTGCTTCGTTAGAAATTTTTCTATCACGCTGTCCTCCTATCGTTGATTGACCGAACTACCCCATACACCTCGAGAGAGATATCTGACTCGCACTCGAAGCAATATGTCCTGCCCCCGACCATAGTTAGTCGGAATTGTGTGCCACATAAATAACACTTCATAGAATCACCGCCTCAAACTCGTTACGTCCCGTGAACACTGCGATAATGTCTCGCTTCGAAATTTGTTTTTCAAGCACTATGCCCTCTTTGCTAAATCGTGTCGCAAACCATTCAGCCTTATCTCGCTTGAGTGTCCATGAGATTCCATCCTCATTTAGACCCGGCTGGCATCCTCGATAAACCGTGACGGTATCTGCGAGAGATTCGTAGGCTAACTGCTCATCCCAATCCATAAGCCACATTCGTTTTTCTCTTTTAGAGCCAAACAACTCACGCCACTGCTTGAGATTCGCCCATCCATTCTCGGTGTCTGTCCATATCTGACCGAGCAATTTCCAGTAAGTGTTATCGTCGAGCAGATTTTGAATCTTGATAAAGGCTTCGACTCGATACGGTCTTTCGTGTAGCCAAACGACCTTCTCGAATTCGCCATTACGGAGCGCTTCATCGACCTGATTACTTTTGATTCGGAACTGCTCATTAGCCATTCCATTAGACCAAAACGGAACTTGATAGACCAGTGGATGACGTAGCATGGGAAAACCCATCGCGCCATTTTCTTCAAAGTATGGTTGCAACTCAGGATGTAATTCCTCGGTGCTACTCATCATCTTTGCATACTCTTTGAGAGTATCGTTGAATTCAGATTCCATCTATCCCCTCCTCTTCTTCAACTTATTATTCAGGATTTCTAACTGCTGTTCATATGACACGCCGTTCTTCTCTGCAAGGCTGGCAACTATCAATCTTTGATTCTCTAATTCGTAATCTTCACGAGGTGAGAACTTTGCCCATGATTCTGTGTTGAGCCATTGGCTAACTGCGCTTCTCTCTGTCTTGAGCCATTCGTAGGAAATCTTTCCGTCGTTATAGATTGAACGGATAATCTTCAGAGGCTCACCCGATGCTGTCGGAGCGTTTGCCTTTTCCTTGGC